CACTGTTGAAAGTGGCATAGGCCGTGGCTGCGTTGGTGTCGCTTTCTTTCAGGTTCAGTAAAACGTTGGTGCTATTCGTGTTAAGCTCAGCACCTACGTGAACAATAATCGTGGCGTAATCGGCACCCTGGGTGTCGATGGCGGCAGTGCGTGCCGTGGTAGCAGCGGCAATCGGTGCCAAGACGGAAGCACGTACGGCGGATTGAAGCGGTTTCATATTGTTTTATTTCCAATTTTGGTTTGATAAGCAATCGTAAAAGTGCCCTAGCTGACCGAAGCCAGACTAGGGCTGGCCCACCGGAGCGAACAGTGGCTCAGTGGATTAAGCTGCGAACTTCAATGCGATCATGCCGCCGGATGCGGAAGCAGTGCCGCGATCATGAACGTTGATGTCGTAACGCTGGGTCGCACGAATGTAGATGCTGTCGGTGTTGAAACCGTAGCTTGCATCTGCCTGAATGGTGATGCCACGCAGCCGGCCAAAAATGGCCGATTGTGCGAGGTCTCCGAAGTAGCAACCGATCGTTGAGCCAGTGCTGGTTAGCGATTGCAAGCAGACCTGGCTAATGATCACTGGGTAACCCATGAATTGCAGCGGCAATCCGTCGGCCACACTCATAGCAGTGTTAGCACCGGCGGCCATCGCCAGACGCAACATGGAGTTTGCCCAGCCTGGTTGGCTGATGAACCATGCAGGACGTGCCCCAGGGTACATCTTTCGTTTGCCAACTACGGCTTCGAAATCTTCCAGGTCCAACGTTCCGAACGTATTGTTGCCGCTGATGGCGTCGTAGACACTGCCGGCAGCCAAAGCTGACTTCAGGCCAACGATTCCGCCATAGGTCGAGGTGCCGTCACCGTTAAAGCCCGCTTCGTCCTCTTGGTTGGCGAACGTTTGCGCAATGCTTTGTGCTAGCGTTTCCGCCACACTTACCACCGCATCTTCGTTCAGTTCACTGGATACAGCGGTCAGCGTAGCCAGCTTGCGTGCTTCCAGGCGAACCAAGGCCAAGGCCACATCGCTAGCGGTGATCGCGGAATTTTCGCCAACGTAGTAGCTGGTCACTTCGCTGTTGATCTTGGGAAAGTTCATCACAGCATCACCCATGGTGACCTGCTGTGCGTACTGGCCAAAGATGCCGTACTGTTCACGCAGCGCAACGATCGAAGCCTCTAGTGGCGTCGGAACCAAGAAGCCACCCTTGGTGTTGTCGCCAGTGGACATGGCGTTGCGGATGAGACCGTTTTCGCGGCAATAGCTTTTGGCTTTCTTGTTGCCAAGAATGGCAGCCATGACGAACTGGCCCGAATCATAAGCATCCTTGGCGTTCTGGAAGATGCCTGGCCGGAAGTAAGACTTGACCCGTACCGGAACGTCAGCCGCGGCTAACTTGCGTTCAGGTTGATTTTCTTCGCGGCGTGCGAAAACCTTGGCGTCCATCTTGGAGGACAAGATTGCTTCGTAGCGGATAGCGGTATCAAGTTCCTTGTTTAGAACTTCCCGCGTTTGTGCCAAGTTATCAATGTCCTGGCGTTCGGTGTCGTTTAGTTCGCGTTGTTCAGCGACAACCAAATCATGCAAGGCTTCCGCCTTGGCTACAACTTCTTTTAATTCATTGCGAATTTGACTAGTTGACTTCATTTTGGCCCCTTTGCTATGCCAGCGGCCAAACGAAAAAGCGACGTCGGCTGCTGGACGAAAACGTAAAAAACGTTCTCAGTCCTGCTTGGCCTTCGTCGCTAACTAGTTACGAGGTTTCAGCGGTTTTCTGATTACCCTTTTTCTATATCACATCCTTGAAAGATCAATCACCGACTATAAAATTTTTCAATTGTTTTTCGGCTTTGAATTTTTGGCTTCAATTCAATAGTCGGTTTACATAAAAGCGCATTTGGTACGTTCTTGAACCAACTAGCGACCATGGGTTCAGCTTCCGATGGCGCTGCCTTGCCAGTTGATAGGCCAGCGCTGATGGCTTCGTCGGCGGTGTACCACGTTTCGGCGGATAGCAGATCAAGGATATTGGTATCTGCCGGCATGTACTGCGAATAGATTTCAACCAGCGATTCGTCGTACTTGTTTAATACGTTCTGCGCCTTTGCCATGTCGTCTGCATTACCCATGGCCACGGTCATTGCCCGATGGATCATCCAGCGTGCTCCTGGTGCCGTCTGCCGTGATTCGCCGGCCAATGCGATTACCGACGCAGCCGACGCGGCCAACGCATCGACCACGGTATTGACGCCTCCGCTGTAGCGTTTAAGTGCGTTGTAAATTGCGATACCTTCATCGGCCACGCCACCCGGACTATTAATCCGGACGGTTACCGGCTTGCCTCCCATGCCTTCCAGTGCGGAAATAACCTGTTTGCTGGTGATGCCGCCACCTAACCAGTCCTGACCGATCGCGTCGTATATGTAAATTTCGCCGGCTACGTTGCTGACTTTAAGCATGTTGTAAGATCCCTTCGACTAATGCAGTTACACGGTTCGGCCACGATTCCACGCAGGCGGCGACCGATTCCGCCAGTTGCTCCGGTTGACATTCAGTTGCGATCAGCAACCGTTTCATGGACTCCTCGCAGTGGTCGCTGGCCAAGGCCCGATCGCCGCCGAGCTGCTCCACCGTGTCTGCCAGTTTTGTTTCCCAAGATGCGTACCAGGATTCGATTTTCGGCAGGAAGGTTGCGCTGTTCTTAGCCATGTCGCGGCACCTGGTTGCTTCGACCGACAGCAGATTACGCAGCACCAGCACCATGGCCGATTCGTCTGCGGAGTTCGTGGTCGGCGGTTCTCCTGTCGGTGCGGCCATTTCCTGCGGTGCCGATGGCGTTATGGCTGGGTTTTCGTAGACGTCTCCGCCGTCGTACGGATTCAAATCGAACAGTTCGCGGACTTCGTTCGGTGACAAGACGCGGCTGGCTATCCCTTGCGACCCGAAGGCCATGGTCACAGACTTTTCGGTACGCATCAGCGCCCCGTCATTGAACTTCATGTAGTAGCCGCTGGTGCGTTCCTGATCGGTTAGTAGCTTCAGGTCCGATTCTTCTTCGATCGCGGTTATAAACGGTGCCAGGCAGTTCTGGCGATATGCCAGGGTACGTTGTTCCAAAGAGTTGTAGGAAGCATTCGAGGAGTCGCCCAAGATGCCATCCAGAAGGAACGCCAGCGCTGCTTCCTCCCGTTGAAACCGTCGTTGTTCTAGAAACTGTGCGTCGGAGTTCGACATGGCTAGCACGTTGGCCTTGATCCCTTCCCGTAGCATACCGACCTTTCCGGTATTGTCGGCCCCTTCATGCCATTCACGAAAGTTTTCTAGGAACGCTTTGGCTTCGCCTTCTTGCCGAAGTCTGCCTTCTGGCACCTCCAACATCAGGCCGCCAGCGTAGCCTTTGCGCTGTTGCGTTGCGATTTGCTTTTCGGCATTCAGGCCAATACCCCATGACTGCGCTGCAATTGAAATCAGACTCTTGCCTTCAATGCCGTCAAATCCCAAGCCGGGGACGTGCCAGACTTCGTTGTCCGCAAAGTAAAACACCTGCTCCTTGTTGTTCGCCATATCCTGAAAGAGACTTACCCGGTCGTCCCGTTCCAGTAGTGTGGCGTGGACCTTCAGGCCGTTGACTAGCATCGTTGCCGTGCGATCCGGCATCAGTGGAATGAGTTCTACAGGCACCCCGTTTTCGCGGCGGATATACGACCGAGCGTTGCCCCATAGCAAGGCGTGGCAGATCATCTGTTCTTTCCACTTGGCCGGCGTCTGGTACGCATTAGGCCGCCACCTGGTCAATTGCTGAACTGGGTGAGTTTCCTGTACAGACTTTTCCCGTCCGTTCACCCGATGTACGTTCAGCGGCATGATCACGAAAGCGCCGGTAATTTTGCGGACGCAGTGCCAGACAGGCATGTAGGTTAGTGCCCGATCGGCGGACATGACTTCCGTCTTGTTGGTCTTGCCGCTTATTGCTTGGGTAAGCATTTTTACCAGCGTGTTAATTCCGCCAGCCATATGGTTTCCTATGCGATGAAGTAGTTTCCGCTTGCCCTGACCGCCGCTCTAGATGCCAGCCTGAACGCCATAACACCCGCCACAATTGCGTCTATCTTTTCTGCGCTGTCCCGCTTGGAAAGCATCCAGCGATCTTGTTGGTCCCGTTGTATCTTGGCATTGCTGGCACACCAGC